TCGGGTCACGGCCTGCACATCTGGGGTCACGCCGAGGTCGGCAAGGGTCGCAAGTTGGGTGGCGTTGAGGTCTATGACCGTGGCCGCTACATGACTGTTACTAAGCGCCGTTTCGGACGCTCGCCGATGCGATTGCTGGATATTCAGGCGCAGGTGGATCTACTTCTTGGGAACCATGACGCGCTCGGTGCGCCTGTGATCGCCGCCTAGCACTAGGACCGCTGGCGCAGATTTTCCACCGTATTGACGTAATGCGTCTACCGCTTCACTAAGGGAACTATCCGAGAGGTGTGCAACAGTCTTGTTGCCGACACGAACGGCCACCGTCTTACCCAGGTTGATGATCGTTGCGGGATAGCAATGCGCTGGCTCACCTCGACCGGGCAGGTCAGTCTTGCTGCACCACAACTCCCAGGTGACATCTTCCTCTCGGATGATTGTTCGCGGCGGCAAACCCATATGGACTATCGCTTCGTCAAATGTGATCGGCTCTGGCGCTGTCTTTGTCTTTCCCCCGAATAACCCCATCTGTCTCTCCTAAAGGATTCCACCGTCGCGGCATGAGGCGTCATAGTTGATCGCCAAGCCGACGCGCTCTTTCTTGCCAACCGGCCTGACCTCAATATCGGCCACTCCGTACTCGCCACGGGCTTGCAGGGTGCGAAACTCGTCCAAGTAGAGCCGCACGTTGGCTGGGTCCATGCGCGCGACGACTGACCCGTCGCCAGCCATGGCCACGATGTCGCTGCCGACGAGTTCTACTCGGACGGTCGCGGTGTGTCCGTGCTTGCCGACTGGCTTGGTCTGTTGAACCCAGGTGATGTAGTCGGGGTCAACGTCCACCATCGGTACGGACGCGCCTGTCTTGAGTTTGTGCGGCTTGGTCGCTTTGGTCTTTCCCCCGAATAGTCCCATGTCTCCACAGTAAACCTGCGAACCGTTGGAGTCCACATGAAGTCCCTGTTTTGTGCTGCCCTATTGCTGGCCGCGTCTGTTCTGTACGCACAACCGGCAGCCGCTACCGACTGCGACAGCCTCAAGTCCCCACGCAAGCAGGCGGCCTGCTGGAAGGCGCAGGCGCTCACCATCCCCGAACCTCCAGCCTTGGCGATCCCTGGTCCTGCTGGCGATAAGGGTGCGAAGGGTGATCGCGGGGACGCTGGTCTGTCCATTGTCGGTGCGACTGGTGCCAAGGGTGATGCGGGTGCGCGTGGCGAGACGGGCGCGACTGGTCCTGCGGGTGCGACGGGTCCGGCTGGACCTGCGGGTGCCGACGGTCGCGGGTTCGCGTCCGGGACTCTGCTGCTGGTGCGTGACGACTGTCCCACGGGTATGACCCTGGTGGGTGCGCGCAACGAGTGGACCCTCTACAACAACACAACAGCCAGCCGTCCGTGGAGCACGAGCCCAGGATGGTCGCAGCTCTTTGTCTCTCTTTGTCAGGTGAACTAATGCCAGGTCGAGGTCCAGCACCTAAGCGCGAGCGGTCCAGGCCGAATGACACCGCACGCCGCGAGGCCGAGTTTGTGAAGGTCTCCGACGACGGGCAACTGCGTGGGCCGGTGTTACCAGATTCGATAAGTTGGCATGATCGCACCTTGGCCTGGTGGGATAACTGGCGGCGCTCTCCCTTGTCGCAGACATTCACCACAACGGATTGGGATTTCCTGCTGGACACGGCTGTTCTTCACAACGATCTGTGGGCCGGGAATACCGGCGTGGCTGCCGAGTTGCGGCTGCGCGTGGCAAAGTTCGGCGCGTCCCCCGAGGACCGGCTGCGGCTGAAGGTCGAGGTTACCGACGAGGTGGCAGCGGCTAAGGCCGAGCCGCGCGTGGACTCTGACCGTAAGGCGCGTCTCGTTGCTGTCGCCAACGCATAGTCTTGGGCTCCAGATCGTTGATTGGCTGGAGCATTACTGCGTCCACGGTCCTGGCGATGTCGAGGGCGAGCCGCTGCGACTGGATGACGAGTTCGCCGCGTTCATCATGCGCTGTTATGAGACCGATGACGCTGGCCGCAGGCTGATCCGCCGCGCCGTGCTGTCGCGTCCCAAGGGTCGCGCCAAGTCGGAGCTGGCAGCGTTCCTGGCTATCGCTGAGGCGATTGGCCCGGTGCGCTTCTCCCACTTCGCTGCTGCTGGCGAGGTATCCGCGTGGGGTTATCCCTACGACGAGGGCGAGCCGGTCGGCGCACCTGTCAAGCGTCCCGAGGTGCTGTGCTTCGCCACGGAGTACGGGCAGGCCGGCAATACCTACGACGCGGTGCGGTTCATCTGCTCGACGTCAGAGCGGCTGCGCGCTGATTACCCTGGCATTGACGTCGGGCTGACCCGCATCATCCTGCCGCAGGGTGGACAGATAACGCCGGAGTCTGCTGCGGATTCATCCAAGGACGGCGGTAAGTCCACGTTTGTCGTGTTCGATGAGACGCACCTGTGGACGCTGCCACGACTCAAGCGCCTGCACCAGGTCGTGCTGCGCAACCTGCTCAAGCGCAAGACGGCTGCGGGCTGGGGTCTAGAGACCACGACCTGCTTCTTCCCTGGTGAGGGTTCGGTGGCCGAGGGCACACACGAATACGCCAAGGCCGTGGCTGAGGGGCGCACCGCTGATGCGGGTTTGCTGTTCGATCACCGCCAAGCATCACCGAAGTGGGACGCCAGCAAGAAGCGCGACAGGCTCGCGGGCCTGTCCGAGGTTTACGGTCCAGCATCCGAGTGGATGAACCTGGACGCCATCGCCACCAGTTACGAGGACCCGCAGACGTCATCGGCTGAGTGGGAGCGGTACTGGTTCAACCGGCCCGTCTCCATTCAGGGTGCATGGCTGGCGCAACACGCCTGGGACGAGTGCCAGGTAGCGCGCGAGATCCCTGACAAGGCTGATGTGGTGCTGGCTCTGGACGGTTCGTTCTCGGGTGACTCGACCGCGTTGGTTGCCATCCAGATCGGTGAGTTCCCGCACGTCCAGGTGGCTGGTCATTGGGAGCGGCTGCCGGGTCAGACTGACTGGCGCGTGGACATCCTCGACGTGGAGGAAACGATCCGCACCGCGTGTCTGCGTTGGACGGTGCGCGAGATCACCGCCGACCCGCACCTGTGGGCGCGGTCCTTGCAGATACTTGCCGAGGATGGTTTGCCGGTGACCGAGTTCCCGCAATCAGCAGCGCGCATGACCCCTGCAACCAAGCGCACCACCGACATGGTGAATACGCGCAGCATGACCCACAACGGCGATGCATCCCTGACCCGCCACGTCAGTAACGCTGTCCTCAAGCAGGACTCGCGCGGCACCAGGCTGATGAAGGAAACCAAGTCCAGCGAGCGCCGCATTGACTTGGCCGTGGCGATGGTCATGGGGATTGAGCGTGCCATGACGCGCGTGGAAACACCACCTGCGCCGACTGTGAACTTCTACTAACGGAGACTTGATGCTGGCTAACGTCTTGCAGGTTGCTGGCCTGCTTGCTATCGCGGCAGGCGTGGCGTGGATATTCCCGCCTGCTGGCGTGGTGGCTCTCGGTGTCGGTGCGCTCCTGTTCGGTCTAGCGCTGGAGCGTGAGTGATGCTGGGACGACTGCTGACCCCTGCGCGCGAGGAGCGCGCCGTGACGTATCAGTCACTATTCCTGACCGATGGGATGCTGGCGCCTGCGTCGCTCTCTGGCGTTTACATGACTCCGGCCACCTCGACGAAACTGGCGACCGTCTTTGCTGCGCTGCGGCTGATTGCCGACACGATTGCCACGCTGCCGATTGACTCCTTCATTCGCCGCGATGGTGAGCGCGTCCCGTTCCGTCCCCGTCCTGAGTGGGTGGATCAGCCCGACGCTGACCGGGCCGTGGCGCGCTCGGACTTCTACCAGTCTGTCTTGATGTCGGTGCTGCTGAACGGCAACGCCTACATCCGCATCATCCGTGACAACGGCGAGGTGATCGGCTTCAAGGTTCTGGACCCGACCCGCGTGCGCGTGGAGCGCAACCGCTCTGGGTTCGCACAGTTCATTTTTGATAACACGATCATTATCCCCGCCGAGGACATGCTCCACATCACGGACATCCGGCGTCCTGGCGCGCTGGTCGGCATGTCGCGGGTGGATGAACTCAAGGACGTGCTGGGCATCGCTCGCGCGCTCGATGAGTACGCAGGCCGCTACTTCGGCAGCGGCACGATGTCCAGCGGCATCATCAACGTCCCCGGCGATATGACCGAGGAGCAAGCGACCCGGCTCAAGGATCAGTTCGAGAAGAACAGCCGAGGACTCACCAAGGCGCACAGGCCGAACATCCTGACGGGTGGCGCGACGTTTGAGAAGTTGAGCGCCGACGCCGAGCGTGCGCAACTCGTGGAGTCGCGTGCGTTCACAGTTGAGGAAGTCGCGCGTATCTTCAAGATCCAGCCGGTCATGCTCGGCATCACGGCTGGGATGTCGCAGGCATCGGTGGAGCAGCAACACATCCAGTTCGTGACGATCACGCTGCGGCCCTACGTTCACAAACTTGAGGAAGCGTTCAGCAGCCTGCTGCCGGGTGGCGCGTTCCTGCGTTTCAACATGGACGGCCTGCTGCGCGGTGACCTGGCCAGCCGGTTCTCTGCGTACTCGACGGGTATGCAGTCCGGCTTCCTGTCTCCCAATGACGTGCGACGCCGCGAGGATCTGCCACCCGTTGATGGTGGCGACGTGTACCGGGTGCCGCTCGCCAACATCAACCTAGAAGCCGCGAACCTTGTGGAGACTGACCGCCGCGTGATGATGGCGACCAGGCTCATCAACGTCGGTTTTGAGCCGGAAGAAGTTCTGGCGGCGCTGTCCATGCCGCCGATCACGCACAGCGGCTTGCCGTCGGTGCAGTTGCAGAACGCTGCCGCGTCTGTTGGTCTGCCGATTGACGACGTGTACCCGACGGGCCGCGACTGGCAGGAGGACCTGGAGCAGCGCGAAGCCATTGAGACCCTGGGCGAGACCCTGGTGTCCACGATCCAGAACTTGCCACAGCCGATTGTGAACGTACACATGCCAGAGCAGCCAGCGCGCACGCGCAAAGTGAAGCGCGACGCCGACGGCAATATCTCTGAGATCGTGGAGGAGTAATGGCTCTCAACAACAACGGGCTCAACGCGCAGGTCGGTGGCCTGACTGCGGTCGCTGCCTTTGCCAGCCTTCACACCGCAGCACCGAACGCATCGGGCAGCAGCGAGGTCACAGGCGGGTCCTACGCCCGCAAGTCAATCTCGTGGGGAGCAGCGTCGGGTGGCACCGCAGTCTCTAGTGCGAATATCGTCTTTGACGTACCGACGGGCACCACGATCACGCACCTGGGTTACTGGTCGGCGTCCACTTCGGGAACGTTCTACGGCAGCCGCGCGCTGGACACCTCGCAGACTTTCAGCACCGCAGGCACCTACACCATCAGCGCAGGGAACCTGTCCGAGTCAGTCGCCTAAGCCATGGCTGGGCTGTTCACCCTTGACAGCGCCACGCTCGGCGTTCTGGGTGAAGATGTCCTGGGCGGCCAGGGCACCGGGTTCGTCGTCGGCTCTAATACAAGCGCTGGCAGCGTCACAGGTGAGCAAGGCTTCAGCGGCTCTGTCATCGGTGCGTCATCGAACGCCGGAACGGTCACAGGTGCGGCGGCTCGGCTAGGCAGCGCATCGGGCAGCACGACGAGCGCAGGCACGGCGACAGGCATTGCTGCGCGGTTCGGTTCCGCGACAGGCTCACAGACCAGCGCAGGAAGCGCTACGGGCACGGAGAACGCGACAGGAACCGTCACGGGTGCGCAGACCAGTAGCGGCAGCGCTAGTGGCTCAGCGGCCCGCAATGGCAACGTGGTTGGGTTCAGCGTCAATGGTGGCGCAGCGGGTGGATCGCCAGACCTGACAGGTTCGGCGACCGGAAGCAGCACGAGCACGGGCAGCGCGTCGGGCAATACGCCGACACCGCCGACACCACCACCAGCTCCGACTCCAGGTGGGCATGGACAGCCGTGGTGGAACTACCAGCAGCCGCGCAAGCCAGAACCGCAACGACCGCGACCCCTGGAGTTGCGCGGGTTCGCCAGCGGTCGAGGTCGCAGCGCAGGCAGGGTGGCCGGGTCGGTCACCACCTTTGCAGTCATCGCGCAGACGCAGCGCACTAGGGGCGCGGTCCTTGGCGTCAGGTGGCCAGATGACTTTGAGATCGCACGGCGCGAACGGGTCGCGCGTGATGACGACCTAATCCTTATGGAGTTCGCATGATTACCAGCGGCCAGACGACAGTCGGCACGGCAGTAGCGGTACAGATTGACGGCAGTTCGGCGAACCCGAGTTACCTGACGGTCCACAACAACGACAACACCAAGACGCTGTTCCTCGGTGGTGCCGACGTCACGATCTCTAACGGTCTGCGGGTGCTCAAGGAGCAGACGCTTACGTTCAGCCTGAACCCAGGTGAGGCGCTGTATGCCGTGTCCGATTCAGGTGCGCACGTTGTCAGTTGGCTGCGTCAGGCGCTCTGATGCCGTACTTCATCACCGACCAGGCGCAGGGCTGTAGCGGCTGGGCAACGATCAAGGATGACGGCGAGGTTATCGGCTGCCACACCACTAAGCAGGCCGCCATTGACCAGATGGTCGCCGTCAGCATCGCTGAAGGGCTTGAGCCGGGTGGCGAGCGCGTGGTGGAGACCAGGCAGGTGTCTGTCCCTGAGTACGTTCGCAACGCCGCTGGCCGTGGCTTGGAGTTGCGGCGCGAGGGTTTCGGTGGCGACGGTCTGACGGATCAAACGATCCGCGAGGCACGCCTGATGGCTGATGGCCAGATGTCGGACAGCAAGGTGGTCAGGGCTAATGCGTGGGCCGCGCGTCACGCTGTGGACCTGGAAGCACCCGCGAACCGCGACCCGCAACACCCGCAATGGCCGGGTCCTGGCGCTGTCGCTCACTATCTATGGGGAATAGATCCCCTCGACCCGCAACCAGCGCGACGCTGGCTAGAAAGGCAGGCGGCGGCTATGCAGGACGAGCGCGCGCTACCCGACAACTACCGACCCGCACTAGAGGCTGACGTTCCCGATGGACGCGCCTGCGGCAACTGCGCCTTCTATGACGACGACATCGTGCAGGGCGACCGTGCCTGGTGTCAGCGCTGGGACGAGTTCGTGCGCGGTGATTACTACTGCAACGCTTGGCAGCCCAATCCCGAGGGCAATGACGATGACGATATGGACTTGGACGACGAGAGGGCTGTGACCATGAGCCAAGTTGAGTTCCGCACGTTTGACGCGGATATCACCGAGATACGCCAAGCCGACTCCGGCGACGGCATGACATTCGGCGGGTACGCCTGGAAGTACGACGTCCCGAGCCTGCCGCTGGGTCACGGGTTTACCGAGCGGATCGCACCTGGAACCTTTACCCGGTCGCTGAAGTCCCGCGTGGATATTCGCGCGTATGTCAATCACAATGACGAGTTGCTGCTGGGCAGCACCCGCGCCAAGACGCTGCGCATCGAGGACCGCGTCGAGGGTGGCTATGTGGAGATTGACCTCCCCGATACCACGGCAGGCCGCGACATCAGGACGCTTGTGGCTCGTGGCGATATCACCGGGATGTCTTTCGGTTTCTCAACCGTCAAGGACTCCTGGAGCGACGATGGCACCGAGCGCACGCTTATGGCTGCGAAGCTTCACGAGGTTTCGGTGGTGACAGGCGTGCCTGCATACCCGCAAACCACCGCGAGCGTGCGCAAGTTGCAGACCCTTGCCACTCGGACGGCGACCGACGTGGACGAGTTGAGCGACGCCATGACTGCGTTGCAGGCTGGCGAACTGACCGAGGACCAGGCGCACCTGTTGCGCAGCGTGGTGGACAAGGTTGCACCCGCGCCGGATGCTGCTGTCCCGACCGCGATCCTGGCCGCGAAACTCGCACTCGCTGAGAAGGCTCTAGGGCTCTAGTCCCTGGGGGGTGATTGGTAAGCCGTAGCGCACACCCGCACGACGGAGCGCTGCGAACTCGGGTTCGACTCCCGACACCTCCACCACACATCTGAGCGTTCCGCCGATGTGACGTCCTGAGCGTTCCGCCGGACATTCATCCTGCATACCTACTAGCACTAAGGACACACATGTCTTACCTCGAAAGCCTCTTGGAGGCTCAGAAGAAAGACCTGCACGACGCACGGTCATACCTCGACCGCGCCGAGCAGGAGAAGCGCGACCTCTCTGTTGAGGAGCGCACCGCGTGGGACGCGCTGAATGGCCGCATGGACGAGCGCCAGGACCACATCAACACCGTGCGTGCTGCCGAGCAGCGTGACGCGCGTATCGCTGACCAGTTCGCTTCCGCGCCGGAGTTGCGCGCCGAGGTTCGCACCGCCGCTGCGGAGTTGTCGGACGCCGACATCATCCGTCAGTTGGCAACCGGCGAGCGTCGCACCGCCACCTTCGAGCGTCGCGCGCTGTCTGCCGCTACCGCCACCAAGGGGCCGGAGACCGTACCCCAGGGGTTCTACGACGTGATCCAGGAGCAACTGGCCACGCTGTCCCCGATGCTCGACAACTCGGTTGTGACTGTTCTCAACACCACAAGTGGCGAGGACATCAAGGTGCCTGTGCAGACCGCACGGCAGAACGGCACCGCGACTGCCGAGGGCGCTACCTTCGCTGAGTCCGATCCGACGTTCACCAGCATCACGCTGCGTGCGCACAAGTTCGGCACCCTGACCCTGGTCAGCAATGAGCTGCTCCAGGACACCGGCATTGACCTCGTTGGCTTCCTCGGACGCCAGATGGGTCTCGCGCTCGGTACGGCTATCGGCAACGTGCTCACACAGGGCACCGGCACCGTGCAGCCGAACGGCATCGTCTTTGCGCTCGGCACCGCGCCTGCGGTCACCGGTGGCACGGGCGTCGCTGGCGCTCCGACTGCTGACAACCTCATCACCCTGATGCACGCGGTGGACAGCGTTTACGCTGCGCAGCCGGGTGCTGGCTGGATGATGAGCCGTGCAACCCTCGGAACGGTTCGCGCACTCAAGGACAACTCCGGCGCATACCTGTTCAACCCCTACGCCGATGCTGGCGTGGTCGGTCGTCTGCTCGCTTACCCGGTGTACGAGAACCCCTTCGTTCCCGCCATCGGTACGGCTGCGACGTCGGCAGCGCTGACCGGCAAGTCCATCCTGTTCGGTGATCTCCGCGCCTACCACACCCGCTTGGTTGGTGGCATCGAGATCGTCCGGTCGGACGAGGCGTACTTCACCTCCGACCAGGTTGCGTTCAAGGCGCGCGTGCGCGTCGGTGGCGACCTCGGTGGTGGACGTACCGACGCGGTGAAGTTCTTCCGCGGCGGCACCGCCTAACCAGGAACAAGCGGGAGGGGCTGGGTAATCCCTGGCCCCTCCCCCACCTACCCCCGAGGGCGTTAGGGCGCAGGACTAGCGCCCTCGGGTCTCCCTGCGAATACCTGCGAACTAAGGAACCTGCGATGGATCGTGCAGCACGTCGGCGCGCAAACCGCCGAGGGATAGAGCCGGTGACAGTCCTCTGGCATAGCAATGCTCCCTGGACCGGCACCGGGTACGGGACACAAACCAAGCAAGCCGTGGAGCGTATGCAGCGCGACGGTCACCATGTGGCCATCAACTGCAACTACGGGATCTACGGCACGACCACGGACTACGACGGCATCCCTGTCTATCCGATGGGAGTGGACCCGTACAGCAATGACACGGTGCTGCCTAACTGGAAGATGTGGACCAATGAGCACCCTGGTCCGGCTGTTGCGATCTGTCTATTCGACGCCTGGACGATGGACGAGAAGATGTGGGGCGAGATCCCCACGGCGGTCTGGACCATGGTGGACCACCTGCCTGTCCCGCCGAATGTGCTCGGCACGTTGCAGCGTCCGAATATCACACCAATCGCGGTGACCCGCTTCGGCCAGGAACAGATTGAGCGCGCAGGACTTGAGTCCCTGTATATCCCGATGGCCGTGGAGTCATCCCTGTATTACCCAGGCGCGACGTTCAACAGCAAGACAGGCCGGGAGATGATCGGCTGGGACGACGACGTATTCGTGGTCGGCTGCATCAACGCCAATAAGGCAGCAGGCGGCGGGACGATCCACCGCAAGGCGTGGGCCGAGAACATTCTGGCGTTCAGCATCTTTGCGCAGAACAAGCCGGACGTCCGGCTATATCTGCACACCGAGCGCTACGGACGCCACAACGGGCTAATCCTTGACTTACTGCTGAAGGCGTGCGGCCTTGAGGAGGATCGCCACTACAAGGTGGTCAACCAGCACGCCTACCACAACGGCATCCCCAATGAAGCCATGGGCGCGATCTACAACGGCATTGACGTGCTGTTGGCTCCCACGCTCGGCGAGGGCTTCGGGCTGACAGTCCTAGAGGCACAACTGGCCGGGACTGTCGCCATTGTCAATAACTTCTCAGCACAGCCGGAACTGCTCGGCGATGGCTGGCTGACCGAGGGGCAACCCTTCTGGGACGGCGCGCAGTTCTCCTGGTTCAACACACCGAACATTCCCAGCATCGTGGACTGCCTGGAGCAGGCATACGCGCGTGGCCGGGAACGCAGCGACAAGGCTCGGACGCACGCGCTGGAGTACGACGCCGACAAGGTGTGGGACGAATACTGGCGGCCCTACCTGGCGACCGTGGCCAACGAGCACGCCGCTGACCTGCCGCAGCCGTCGAAGTCATGGACGCTCAACCCTGAGGCCACAGACCCACGCCTGACCATCTACATACCGACGTACAAGCGCGAGAGCCTGCTGACCCTGCTGGCATCCATGGCACCACAACTGACGTCGAACGTCGAGGTCATCATTTCCGACGACGACCCGAGCGGCCAGTACGCGCAGCGGATCAAGGACCTGCTGGCGGATGCGCCGTGCCGGGTGGAGTACCAGCACCACGGCATCAACCTCGGCGGCGACCCGAACATCTTCCGTGGCTTGGAGCAGGGCAGCGGTCCCTGGGTCTGGCTGATCGGCGATGACGACGAACTCCTGCCGGGTGCTGTCGCCAACGTCCTCGATGCCATAGACACCAACGACGTGGACCGCATCATCCTGCTGACGCAAGAGGTGACAACCTCGGCGCGTGGGCTCAAGGGTGATCTGGCAGTCATTCATCAGCATGACCCTGGTCTGCTGATTGCTGCAACGCTTATCACGGCGAACGTGGTGCGACGGGAGAAGCTTGACCTGGCGAAGGGCCGGGAGCGGCTGGCCTTCCTGTACGGGCACTCCTGGGCTAACACTCCGTGCGAGCGTGTCATGGTGCTGGCTGAGTCTGCGTTCATCGTTGGCGCTGCCAACGCGGAGGACTTCATTAGCAGGGGCGAGCCGCAGCAGAACGTGGCCATGGCTCTGGCTGAATGGGCACTCCTTGTGGAGAAGGGCTACGGCCTGCCCTTTGACATGAGCAAGGCGTGGAACTTCGTGCTCGTTGCGAACGCAGCCAGGACCTAATGCGCGTCGCCATCACGGGTGCCACCGGGCACCTCGGTCACGCGATGGTCGGCTACTTGTCCCGGCGCAACGTGGACGTATTCCTCGTCGGCCACAGGATCTCGGACCTGATGCGCGCTGACGTGGTGTTTCATCTGGCCGCACCCGACCACCGCGACCACGAGGCCATCGCCGCGTTTACGTCCTTCAACGAGGACCTGCGCGCCTGGTCCGATAGGCACAGCGTCCCGATCATCAACACCGCAAGCTGGTGGCAGCACGCGGGCGAGGACGCCGAGGCGCTGCCGTACACCAAGATCAAGGCCGCGCAGCAGGAGTTGTTCTCCGATCACACGACCCTGACCCTTTACAGCGTGTACGGCGAGAGCGCACGCAGCGCTCGTGGCTTTATCCCGCAACTGATCGGCCACCTAACGGGCAGCCACAAGGTCACAGCGGCATCCATTGAGCAGCGCGACTGGATACACATGCAGGACGTGTGTAGGGCTTTTCTAGCGGCACAGCACGCGCCGGTCGGCGCCTATGACGTGGCAACGTATCTGAAACTTAGTCCGATGGCGCTGGCCATGATTTTCACGGACGACCCTATGGCCACCTGGCCTGACGAACCATCGGCGCATTGCTACTACCCGAACAGCCGACTCCCCGGCTGGCGTGCCGAGATCGCCGTGACCCAATACATCGCAGAAGCATTACGACAGGAGGAAGCGTGGCAATCACCAATGGCTATTGCACGCTGACACAGATCAAGGCGGCGCTCCGCATCACCGACGCCGTGGACGATGACATGCTGGAGATGGCCGTGGAATCGGCCAGCCGCATGATTGACAGCGAGTGTGACCGCAACTTCTACGGGACTGCGACCACCAGGGACTTCACGCCGTCGGACCGTTACACCGTGGACACCGACGACCTGACTGCCATCACCAGCGTCAAACTCGACGACCAGGGCGACCGCACGTTCTCCATAACCCTGGCCACCTCGGACTACCAGACCGAGCCGCTGAACCAGCGCATCTCCGGCAATGCGTTTCCGATCTACCGGCTGCGGATGATCGGTGACTATCTGCTGCCGATCTGGGGCGAGCAAGCCACGGTGCGCATCCAGGGCACCTACGGGTTCACGCCTGTACCGCTGCCGGTTGTCCAGGCCACGGTCATTCAGTCCGGCAGGATCTTCAAGCGCCTTGACAGTCTCCTGGGCTTCGCGGGCTTTTCCGATATGGGCGTGGCGCGCGTCGGTCGGGTGGACCCTGACGTCGCTGCGCTGATCCGTCCCTTCAAGAAGTACGCAGCAGCCTGATGCCAACGATGTCGGACCTGCGCACACGGCTTGCCGCGAACCTGGCGACCATCTCAGGGCTGCGCACGTCGGCCACGATCCCCGACGCCATCAACCCCCCTGTGGCTGTCATCTTCCCGAGTTCGATCACCTACGACACCGCGTTTGCGCGGTCAGGTGGCGACGAGTACGAGTTCATCGTGACGGTCATTGTGGGCCGCATGGATGAACGCAGCGCACAAAACAAGCTTGACGGGTACTGCAACCCGACAGGGAGCACGAGCATCAAGACGGCGATTCAGAGCGACCGAACCCTTGGCGGTCAGGCGTTCGACTGCCGAGTCACCAACCTGCGCAACTACAACCAAGTCACCGTGGGTGACACCACTTATCTGGCGGCGGAGTTCGTCGTCCAGGTTTACGCATAAGGAAGGCCACGCCAATGGCAAAGCAGATCATCCAGAACCCGGTTGTGATCCTGAACTCAGGCACCATCAGCGCCAACGTTGCTCAGGCCACAATCAACCTGACCGCCGATGACATCGAGGTCACGAACTTCACGAGCACCGCGCGCGAGCGCATTGGTGGACTCAAGGACGGCACGTTCTCCATGGACGTCCACCAGGACTACGCCGCGTCAGCGATTGACAGCATTGTCTTTCCGCTGGTCGGTGGGACTGCCGCAATCAAGGTCCGGCCAGGTGGCACCGCCGCAATCGGCACCGCCAATCCTGAGTACCAGTTCAACGTGCTCGTCACGGAATACAACCCGATTGACAGCGCTGTCGGCGACCTCGCCACCTTCTCGGTCTCCTGGCCGATCACCGGCAGCGTCACCCGCGCAACCGCCTAGTCATAGGAGTCTCCTGCGATGATGACATTCCAGCTCGGTATTGAGTACGCAGATGGGTCGGGGGCTGACACAACAGCCTCGGTCCCCGACTTCATCGCGTTTGAGCGCAAGTACGACAGGCCGGGTGTGCAAGCGCTGATGGGCCAAGACGGACAGCCACGCATTGAGTGGTTGCTGTTTATGGCATGGCACAGCCTCAAGCGCGCCAAGCCTGACCTGGCTGAGTTTGATGCCTGGTGCGAAACCGTGTAAGGTATCCGGCTTGGCAAGGAGGAAGAAGTACCCCCTTTGGAGAGCAAAGCGTCCATTGGCTCCTAGTGCATCTTTCCTACGAGTGGAAGGTGCCGCCGTCGGCGCTGCTCGATGAGTCCCCGCGAATGATCGCAACTATGCACCGCTACCTGCGATGGCGGTCCAGCGAGATGAGGAAGGCCAGCCGATAATGCTCAAGATTGAGATGGGTTCCGATATCGCGCAGTTCATCAACCGGCTGGAGAAGTTCGATCAGGACGTGTCCAAGGAACTCAAGAAGGCCATGAAGCAGGGATCCGAAAAGGTCGTTGCAGAAGCCAAGAAACTGCTCCCAGGTGATGCTCCCCTGAGCGGCTGGGGAGTGGGATGGATTGAGCGTGACCGCGAAGCAGGTCGTGACCTTCAATACAGACCAGCGAAGGCTCGCAGCAGTATCAAGGCGGCAGCGTTCCGCGCTCGACGCAGCGGCGTCACAGTTGCGTTTGGCTATCAGGCTGTGCAGAAGGACCCAGCCGCAAGCATCTTCGAGACCGCAGGCGCTCGCTACCCGCTAGGGGTTCGATCCGCCACCTTCAACCCCAGCATCCTGCGACGATTTGGTTCTGGCCCATATCCGCGCATCATGTACCCCGCCTATTACGCAGGTATCCGCGAGGCGCGTGACGAGATTGACGCGGCACTTCAGCAGGCACGCAAGAGAGTCGGTCTGTAATGGCTAACCCTGGTGGCATCAAGGTCACGATTGTCGGTGACTACACAGACAAAGAGATCAAGAAGGCTATCCGCGATCTGGAGTCCTTGCGCAAGGATGCGGGCTCAACCTCCAAGGAAATGGGTGGCCTGGGGAAAGCCTTTGTCGGTGTCGGTGCTGCCATTGCTGCCACGTTCACCATCTCCACCCTGACCAACTTCCTGAAGGACGCAACACAAGCCGCCATCGAGGACGAGAAGTCCATGGTTTCCCTGGCTAAGGCCATGGAGAACATGGGCTTGGCTGCGCAGAACGCTGGCGTCGAGCAGTTCGTTGAGCAGCTCATGCTTGCGACCGGTGTGGCTGATGACCAACTGCGTCCCGCCATGTCTCGGTTGCTGCTGGTCACGGGCGACGTGGCCGAGTCGCAGCGCGGTCTCCAGTTGGCGATGGATATTGCAGCGGGCACAGGCCGTGACCTGGACTCCGTGACCACGGCGCTGGCTAAGGCATACGGCGGTCAGACGACGGCGCTGGGTCGGCTCGGTGTCGGGCTCGACCAGGCCACGCTGAAGTCCAAGGACATGGACCTGATTACCGGCGCGCTGTCTCAGAAGTTTGAGGGTCAAGCCGCAGCCGCAGCAGACACCTACGGTGGCCGCATACAGCGCCTCAACGTGGCTGTGGGTGAGGCGCAGGAGACCATCGGCTATGCGCTGCTCGGCGCTCTGGACCGAGTGACTAAGCGACTCGGCGGAGCTGACGGATTCTCCGGCATGGTGACGCAGGCCGCCGATAAGACTGCCACGTTCACCATCGGTGTCGGTGCGCTCGTGGATGAGTTGCTGCGCTTGGGCTCCGTTGGCGCTGATGCTGCGAATGACAACAAGGGTCTAGTCCAGACCCTTCAGCAGATGATTCTCAACTCACCTCTGGCTGGTCGCGGTTTGCGCGATGCAGCGAACATGGTTTTCATGTACGGCCAAGCAACCGAGGCCGCTGCTAAGCGTAATCAGATCCTGCAAGACGCCATGGAAGGCGTCACCAATGGCGTGCCGCGTTTCATCGCTGCATTGGGTGGTGCCGAGGCTGGCGTCAAGCGGTTCGGTCAGTCGGCTGCCGCCGCTGGCTTCGACGTGCAAGCGTTCTACGGCGTCAATCCTTCGGCGCAGCGAGCGCTGGCTGAGGCGCGCGCGAACGTGGACAGCATCGTTGAGAAATACAACGAGGCCGAGCGCGCTACCGGCAGCCTCGGCAACACAACCAAGAAGGCCACGCAGTCGTTTAGCGATCTGCGCAAGGAACTGCTGGCGAGCATTGAGGAATCGCCAGCCGAGCGCTACGGCGCGCTGGTGACGCAACTCAAGGACAACCTGCGCTCCGCGGAGCAGACCTTCATCTCCTTCAAGGATTCCGTGGTCAGTTCGATCACGCAGGCGTTCTCGTTCGGTGACGCATACCAGGCCGCCAAGGACAGCGGCATGACGTTCCTTCAGGCGCTCACGGAT